AAGCCATAGGCGACTGGATAAGCCATAGGCGACTGGATAAGCCATAGGCGACTGGATAAGCCATAGGCGACTGGATAAGCCATAGGCGACTGGATAAGCCATAGGCGACTGGATAAGCCATAAGCATTTTAAATAATATAAATAATTTTAGATTTATATTATTATTTTGTTATTGTAAATTATAATGAAAATATTAGCAAATCAACATACTATGAATGAACATAAGTCAAAATCAATGATTATTCCTTTAATCATAATGTTTGTCGGCAGTTTTGTCATCCAATATTATTTTATGAGCTCTATTATGAGTAATTCTTTTTCCAATATTACAAATAGTGTAGGCAAACTCTATTTGGCTCTTATTATGGGATTATCAATGGTCATATTGGAGATGCTTATGATGCAACAATGGGATTTAATGCCCGGCGTCCTCATAGTGCTTTTTTTTCTGCTGAGCATAACTGTGTATTTATATAAGAATCAGGCATTTATAGATGAGCACCAATACTTGAGCGAAATGATTGAACATCATTCAATGGCCTTATTGACAAGTAGAAAGCTCTTGGAAAAGGCGAATTCAGGGAAACAAGCTGTGAGGAGTGAGGTCATCAATTTGGCAAATAATATTGCTGTTGCACAAGAGGCGGAGATTAATCAGATGAAAAGATTGTTGTAATTTTGCAAAATTACGAAATAAAGAAATTATTTATTGCACACACTAGCACAAACTTGGCTTGGTAATGAGTTACACACTGGAATACAAGATTTTAAAGATGCATTTGACTCAATAATTGGTACATTTGTTTCCATATAGTTGGTATAATTATTTAACCCACAAGGAGTATTTCCAAACAAGGAACCATTAGGATCAATATTGTAATAACCATAAAATGGACTATTATCAAGATCAATTGTGGTGCTTGTATATGGTTCTTGTGTTTCACTTGATGGAGAAACTATTATAACATTTTCCAGATTTTGTTTACTATAAAGTCCAGCAATTAAATTGCTTTTATCTAAATAGGATTTATTAAAAATAATATTATTTTTGAGCTCACAATTTTTTAAACATAATAGATCCCCTTGGCTAAGGTTAGATCTTGTTTGACCTTTGATAGAATATGCAAATGCTTGTTTTAGTTTTAGCTTTTTTGGTATATCACTTGCATATTTATTTTTTTGTAATACTCCAAAAGCTGGTTTTGCAGGAATAGGTTGAAATAGACGAGACATATATATTATGATGAGTAAATTTTATTTATTTTAGGTATTTTATAAATTACAATGATAGTCTCACAATCATATTTTTAAAATTGCGTAAAATTATTGAGAAGATTGTGAAATACTACATTATAAGTAATGGGAAATATATTTATTGATGCTGCTATTATTTCCGCTGTATTTTTCATAGTGAAGTTTATTGAAATGAGATTTGTGGATAAAGAAAGCAAACCATTGAAGCTCCTTGTTCGTGATACATTGTTGGTTTATTTTAGTGTAATTTGTGGCAACTTTGTAATAGAACAGTTGAAACCGATGATTCAAGAAGGTGGAGCCGAAAATATTGTGGTGAGTCCTGCAGTGTTTGTGGATAATCCTGGGTTTTAATAAGAATCTCCTCGCTTAATTATGGAACTATTTTCTTTTATAACTTTCCCATCAACTTTTCAAAAAGTTGAGCAAAACATTTCACAGGATTTGGCTCCCATCAACTTTTCAAAAAGTTGAGCAAAACATTTCACAGGATTTGGCTCCCATCAACTTTTCAAAAAGTTGAGCAAAACATTTCACAGGATTTGGCTCCGCCTCAACCCGAATTAAGATAGGGGAGGCTTTACTAGCGCCCAGTCCAGACTTTCACATAAGGAGAGTTCGCCTTTCCATTTTTCTTCAAAATCTCTATGTGATCATCATAAGAGATCTCCCCATATTTTGAAATAACGTTTGTTATACTACCAAATAAAGAAGGTATACTGCGAATAGTAGGATCTTCCAAAAAGAAAATTATTCCCATTATTCTCTCTAAGCAACAACGATCTGCACGACATTGAATACAATTTAACATATTGAAGAGTGCATATTTTTGTTGAAGTTTCTCCAAAAAAGAATGCTTGATATAACTCTGTACACCAAAAACGCCATTCCAATTACCTTTTTTGCTATTTATAGACATAGTATTTGAAATATCAGTATCGTTATAATAAAGCAGTTTCTTGATTTCTATATTGTTTTTAAGATGACTTGCAATTCTTAAACATTGACCTTTATTTTCATTTCTATGAATTCCTCCAAAATGCCATAATGGTAGCACATTAGCTTTGAGTTTCATATATGGGACCCGAGTTTGAATAAATACACTGTCGTGTAAAATCACAGCATTTTCCCACCAATGATTCTTCAAAAAATAATAATAAGGTAAAAGCTCACCACGTTTTGGATATTCGGATTGCACAATAGTTACATTTTTGTATTCTGAATCTGCTTTTACAAAACCATAATTGCTATTATCGTCAATAATAACAATAGGAATGCCCCAGTGGAATTTTTGAATACATTGAACACATTCATTCCAATATTTGTTGGTTTTTTCTGAATTTACGTGACGACTAATAATAAATCCAAAATTTGCCATTTATTTTATTGTAGTAAAATAAAATAAATAGTTTTGCGCAGCCAGAATTTTTAATTAATTGCATTAGATAAAGAAGGTAAAGAATCAATATCTATTAAAGAATTTGATTCTTCGGGTACTTTGGACATCAAAAAGGCTGAAAATTCGGGTCTCTCTAATTGTGCTTGAGGTGTGTGATTATGAACATACCTTGCGATCATCTTATAAAGTTTGAAATCCGGATACCTCTCAGCACCATTATTCTTGTATAAAATATTTACACCATTATCATCTAAACACCATTCTACAATAATACGGGTAATGGGATCACATTTTGATAAATCTTTGATTTCTTCCAATTCTTCAACAAGATAATCAAAAATGGAACAAGCAAGACGACATAAATCAAAACTGTAATTGGGTTCTAGACGAGGTTTCTTTTCATTGAAATAAGGCTCAGTATTGTATTGAGTCGCTGCATCTCCACCATTTTGGAAGCTATCACTGCAAAAGATCTTGCCGTTGTATTTGTATATGCTGCGTCCGAAATCAATCATCTTAAATATGCGTCCAAATGTGGGAACCTTATAATACTTCTTCTTATAACAATAATATATGAATTTTTTATTAGTTGACTTATACATAATATTATTGGTATGCAAGTCATTGTGAGTAAAAGAAAATACTTTTTGATAACTAATAAGAATCATAACAATTTGCATAAGCGCTGAGAACCATTCGTCGTGAGACAAATCTTCGTTCATAATGAGGTCATCAAATGTGGTCTCACAATTTTCCATACAAATGACTTGTACTGGAAATTTTGGAATAGTCGCATACAAACATTCTTCATCGTCATCGTCTTCGTCATCGTCATCGTCTTCGTCATCGTCTTCGTCATCTTCTTCGTTTTCATTTTCATCTTGTTCACTGTTGGTTTCATCTTCAATTTCATCATCTTTGCAACCAGTTTTTTCATAATTAGATGTTTCATCACATTCCTGATCACTATCATTATTTGATGTATGAGATGTGCGTGATGAACAAGTAGACCCGGATTTTATGGTTGTTGTGAAAGATTTTAAGTCACTTTGTTTATTTTCAGAATTAATTTCATTAGTAATATCTACCAAATTAATTTCACATTCTTTTAGATCACATAATGTAATTATAGCTTGATCTTTTTGTTGGGTTCCCGTTAAAACATGTTTTTCATCTTCAAATAGATCTTCATATAAATTGTCATTAATAGATTTGATAGATAAGTTTGATTTTACACTTACATTATTTTCATTATCTATTTTAATTAAAGGTTTTTTGACTCCTTGTCCAAAGTCATCATCTTCAAGTAAATATTCGTAGTCTTCAATACTAAAAATTTCGGTGTTTTTATGCTTATTGAAAAAATCGGATTTACATAAATAATCAATATCATCAATTACATTGAATTTAAATTCATTTTTTATGGCAAGAAAAGAACCATAATAATCTACACCGTGAACAAAATTATGTTTATAAATCAATAGTGAAGAGAGAAAAGAAAAAAACCCGTCCACATAAGAAGAATTATTGTAGTCTAATATTTTAGGATGGCTATCACCTGGTGCAGAATTATATGTAGGCAATACAAACAAAGTAGGATCATTAAAATTATATTTTCCAATTAAATACTTGTATGGATCCAATAATGGCGCCATCTTAAAAAATACCTCTTTATGCAAAGTCTTGTTGTTTTTACTGTTTTTAATAACACACTCATATAGATTAGAATTAATGTAGTCTGATTCGTCATCATTAGTTTCTACTGTTTTTTTTTGTTTTACCTCTGTAATATATGCTACATTATTGAGATTCACTGCCTTATGGTTTGTGTCATTTAGAAGAAAGAATCTGCTATAAATCGGACTATAATTTTGTATATTGGAGAGAAAGAGCCCATCTTTTCTCTCTAAACTTTTAAATAGATCGCTATTTTTTCGTTTTTCATAGCTGACTACTATGCCGTCTTCTATTGTTGTCATTAGCTAAATAATATATTAAATTATAATCATTTTAAACTTATTTAGTTTGATCAATTATTATTCGTTTTTAGCAAGTTGAAAAAATATTTCTATAAATTAATGTCGCTAGAACTCAAGAAATTTGATATGAAAACAATTAGTTTCAAAATCCACGAAGCCAAAGGCCCAGTCGTTGTTTTAGTTGGTCGTCGTGATACAGGCAAATCATATTTGGTAAGAGACTTGTTATATTATCAACAGGATATCCCGCTAGGGGTAGTTGTAGCAGGTACAGAAGAAGGCAATGGTTTTTACGGCAAAATGGTGCCCAAATTATTCATCCACAATGAGTATAATACTGCCATTATTGAGAATGTTTTGAAACGTCAAAAGGGTGTTTTGAGAGAAATGAAAAAACAAATGGAAGCTTATAAAAAAAGCAATATTGATCCTCGTGCTTTTGTAATCTTAGATGATTGTTTATATGATGGGACATGGGCAAAAGATAAGATGATGCGACTCCTCTTTATGAACGGCCGCCATTGGAAGATTATGTTGATCATCACAATGCAGTATCCATTAGGAATTCCTCCAACTCTCAGAACTAACATTGATTACGTGTTCATTTTGAGAGAACCTTACATCGCAAATAGAAAGCGTATTTATGAGAATTATGCGGGTATGTTTCCCACATTTGAGTCATTTTGTCAGGTGATGGACCAATGCACAGAAAATTATGAGTGCTTGGTAATCAATAACAACGCGAAATCCAATAGATTACAAGATCAAGTGTTTTGGTATAAGGCAGATGCACACAATGACTTCAAATTAGGAAGCAAAGAGTTCTGGGATTTGAGCAAAGACATACCATCAGATGATGAGGAAGAGAAATATGACCCAAGCAATACCAAGAAGCGCGGTCAAGGCCCGAAGATTAATGTGAAAAAAACAAAGTGGTGAGAATCATAATCATAATTAAATATTGCTTTCCCATATGAAAAAATTTTATAATTAATATATTGAGTAAATATTATTTATAAATTTAATTATTAGCGTTGACTTCTCTTCAAACGAAAATATTCATCAAATCCATTTTTTGCAATATACTCCATATTTCGCATTGTGTATCCAATAGAGGAACCGCTATGTCCTCCACCATAAGCGTTATTTACTTTGGTCATCAAATTTGTAATTCTTGGATTTCTTGAGAACATAAAGGACTCTCCTTGAAAATTTCTAAGGAGAGTCCATCCTTCATTTTGATGTATTACGTGGTATGCGCTAGATAGCATATATGTATCTTGTCCAGCAAAAGACCAATCTGGATTGGTAGGATAAGTAATAGTTCTTGGAGGAGGAGTAGGAAGATTGTCCATATTTATTGGGTTGATTATAGCCTGGGTTTGCATAACAATTGTGCAGTCAAATATTTACTGCAAAATTATTTCAATTTTTTTAAGCTTTCAATTTTTCAATTTTTCAAAAAGTTGAGCAAAACATATATTTGGAGCCAGATTTATCAAAGGTGGAACTACGTTATTTCTCTTTTTATTTTTGACTCAACCTTTTTTAAAAGTAGATGTATTGTGGTGTTTTTTCTATTATTGCAAATGTTTTAGGCATTATTGGATATTTTCCAGAAATATATTCCATTACTTATGACGTGGAAGTAAAAATAACAACCAAAATATGGTCTATTTGGGTACTATCTGGATTATTTGCATTGACATATGCAATATGTATAAATGATGCATATGTAATTATGAGTAGTGTGGTTGGTCTATCGTTCAATTTGATTATTTTTAGTTTGAAAACCAGAAAACTTTATTTTATTAGTCAAAATGCACATCAAGAAATTGAACAATCAACTGGAAATCCAATACATAATAATCAACAAAATAAAATAAAAGATTTTGATTCAGATTCACACTCATCTTCTGATCTGGACATACTTTAAAAAGTTGAGCAAATCAAACCTATTTGGCTCCACCTTTCTCAAAAGTGGAATTATTTGGCGCCACCTTTCTCAAAGGTGGCAAATGGTCCGCTAATAAGCTCACTTTGACCATTATCAGTCTTACCAACAACAATGTTATCACCTTCAAAGAGCTCAGCGCTAATATCAGCCGATGTAATATCCTCCTGATCCTTAAAAAATGACTCTTGTGTACTAGCACTGTTTGCACCAATCAAATTTCCATCAGCATCAATCGTCTGAGTTAAAGTAGCTCCGGTTTTCTCTGCCAACTTGACATTCTCTTCAATCGCCTTCTTCTTGGCATCTTTCACACGCTGTTCAAATGCCGACTTGGCGAAAGACTCGTTCTTGTTCTTCTCTTGCATAAGTTGATTCAACTCTTCCTCCACATATTCCACACGGCCAGTCTTGTATGCCTCGGGATCCCAAGGCATCCATAATCCAACTGGACCCACAAATACGTCGTGATTTGGGTCCATTTCACGTAACATCTTGCATCTGAGTTCAGCTTCCTCCATTGTAGGGTAAACGCCGCGCACCTTTAGACCACGAGTAGAGGTCTGGAAATTATGCTTGACATTAAAAGAATCCTCCAACTCAGATTCGTTTTGATCTAAGAAAGTTTTATAATCATCTTCCAATGTGGTTCCAATAAGGTTAGCCTGTTCCTCTTTAACAAACTCCTTGAAATCATTAGTTAGGTCATCAAACTGAAGCTTGTACTTATATGAAACGAAGTTCAAAAATTGTAGAAATTTGTCCATACTTTTGGAAAAATCCCACTTCTTTAGGAACTCTTCAAAAAAATACATTTCCTTGATTTTCAAGATTTTATCAGGAGAAACAAAAGATACACAAACGAATTTCTGTCCAGCAATTCCTTTATCTTCTTCCAATAAATCAACATATTTAGAATTTGGCGTTCCGTCTTCATTTAACTTTCTTTCAAAAGACAAAGGTTTGTTTTCTTTAGTAGCCATTTTAATTTAGTTAAGGATTAGATTTTAAGTTTTTTATCGCAAATATATATTTTTTTCTTTTTATTTATTATAGAATGTTTGACGTTGCTGAGATCGTGAAAAGAGTTATTAAATACTTAGTTGAAGGCTTAATGGTTGCCATTGCAGCTTATGCTATTCCTAAACGTTCTTTGAACATTGAGGAGATTGTTCTTCTTGCATTGACCGCTGCTGCCACTTTTAGCATTCTAGACACTTATGTCCCAAGCATTGGCGTTACGACCCGTGCTGGGGCGGGCGCAGGAATAGGATTAAATTTAGTAGGATTTCCTGGAGGTCTTTAAATTTGAAAATAAAGTGTAGCAAAATAAAAATTCATTATAAAATTAATAATTAAAAATAATTTTATAATCAATTATATGTTTTTACAAGAGACAACAATAACAAAAAATAAAAGTATAAATAATTTACAAGAAGTGGATAGTTTACCTAGAGTAGATAGCTCATCAAGGTTGTCCAGTTTACCTAGAGTAGATAGCTCTTCAAAGTTGTCAAGTATACCTAAAGTTCCTAGTTTGCCACGTATTAAAAGTGTGTCTGAATTATTATGTCAAGAAGATGAAGTTACTTTAATAGAAAACCAAACTTCTAGTGGGAATGAACTCACTCTTCTAGATTTTAATATTTCTATAAATACTAGAAAAACTTTTTTTTGTCAAGATGAATCTTCAGAATCAGAATCAGAAATAGAGTTGAGAAAATCTATGCTAATTCTTCCTTCACAATATAATCAACGTGTAGAAACTTCAAATCTAAATTATTTTGAACTAATTAAAGATCACATTCGTAACAACCGCAAATTAAGTGAAAAACATTTAAAATATATTAAACAACATTTAAATTGTGATCAAAAAATGGAAATAATAAAGCTATACAGTGATTGTTGTGCAGTATTAGTATATGTATTAGAAAAACATAATTAAAACAACTTAAAATTATTGGTTAAAATAAAACATTATGAGTTTTGTTAACTTTATTTTAAATAATAGCCAACAAATTACAGATGAGCTCCGTAATATAATGTCTATTGGTATATCGTTGTATACATATTATACTGCTTATCATTATTTTGTGAATAATGATCCACAATATATTTTGACAAATTTGTATGCAATTATTGGTCATTGTATATCAGATTCATTTTTAATAAATGAAACTAATAGAAACAGACTAGAATTATATATTCATCACCTTTCTGCAGTTGGACTAATAACGTTTCAATTGTATTATGAACCACCAACAAATCATTTCTATCCTTGTATATCAACGTGCGTGGAACTAAGTACATTTTTTTTAGTATTAAAGGACTGGCTCAAAAATTGGCCAAAATGGATTGTTCAAGTAAATAATGTATTATTTTTATTCACATTTTTCTATACAAGAGTATATCTTTTCTCAGTTTATTTTTTCTTTGACAGAAGATTGGCAATTATTGTTTCGCCAAATACAAACAATTTTATAGGCTTTCTTTGGTATTATGGATCATTAATAGGATTATATTCATTAAATATTTACTGGGGAATGATTATATGTAAAATATTTTTCAAAACAATAAAAAATGTGAAAATATTGAATATAATCAATTGTGAAACAGCATTAGAATACACTTATTTAAGCTCACTAATTTATTCATTTTATGCATATTCAATTAACGAACCTTATGATTATCTTTCAAAGTTCGGTTATGTTTTTCTGTTTGACATATTTGGTCAAAGTGTATTAGTATTTTCTTCTTATTATTACCACAAAGAACTCAAGAAAAGACTTATTCAAAATACACATATGCAATCTACTAGTGTAGATGTATTGGAAGACAATAAAATATTATGGATTTACTTAAATGATATTATTTGCATACATATTCGTACATTTTTATGTGCATTTACAAATTTAAATCTATTTTACAATGATAATACGATTATAATAAGACAATTTCTTATTGGATCAAGTTTATTTATTCATTTGATAACAATATATCATTATATTAAATTTATAGTAGACTTGAAATTAAAAAATGAGACATTTGCATTGGATGAGCCAATTACATATAAAACATATATTATAAATGTTTTAATAGGTTTGCCAATTCTTGTAGATAATCTATTAATTATTTACAAAACAGATGATTATATTATTCGTATAGGACTTGTCTTTACATTTATCATGTTATGTGTAGTTTCTTATGTGCGACCGTTTTACCAGGCAAATCATTTATTGATACATATTTTGTTATTTGTTCAAACATTTTACTTGACAAATGCAAATGTTTTAAAAAATAATAATTTGCTGATACAATAATAGTTCTAAACAGTTGGGATGAATTCCCAGTCTAACTCTTCACATATTTTCTTCCATATTGAGTCTTGTTCAATCAATTTCTCGCGGTCTTTCAACATAGGTATTTCAGGCAAATATTGTTTTTCTCCCAAAAGTTCAAAAAGTTGATATAAAACATAATAATAGTGTAAAAAATTCACGCGATAATCTGGACAATGTTTTGCATAAGGATATTGTATTTCAATAAAGAAATTACAAAGGGTTTCTTCCAATTCTTGGCTGATAATTGGCGGTTTGATACCAAGCTTATCTTTGATAAAATTAATATGTTCATAATATTTATTGTATCCTAGTTTTTTAAGAAGTGCTTTTGTCTCATAATAAGTTATTTTCTTCAAATCAATACGTTCTTTTTTGATCTGTTGTTTTAGATTTTCAATTACTTCTTGGGGAATTTGCGTGGTTTCTTTTCCTTGAAATTGTGCCAAAATTTCTTTGAAATGATTGATTTTCTTATAAGCATAAAAGCAGACTTCTTTTGGCGGTTCTTTATAAGACGGTTTCTCGTTTTCAATCAAGTATTGGAAGTTTTGTGAACAGTTATTACAAATAAGGACGCCTTCATCATCCATTGGAATAAGTTCGCCTTTATGGCAACCTTGACATACATCCGTTGAAACTACAAAAGAATTAATATCAATGAAAGATTCATCAATATTACTGAGATATTTCTGAAAAATATTGTTATTTTTATTTTCAGTAACCGAATTTGGCACATCTTTATTCAATTTGAAAAATGCTTCCAATATTTTAGTTTTTTTACTGGATTCAGTATTATTATTGCTCTCAACGTTTGATATGTTTTTTTTATTTTCAAAATAGTCAAAAATATATTTGGAATTATCTAAGAAATAATCCTTCTTTTTATGTTTAAGAGCCTTTATATTTTCATTGATTTCTTCAATACGATCTTTGTATTCCATAACTTGTTCAATGTTAAATTCGCGTGTTAACTCATTAGAAGCAAGTTTTTCTCTCAATTGCGATCTTTCAAACTTCAAATTTGGAATGCGATCTTGTTCATCCTTATTGAAATCGTTTATGAATTCACGATGTTTTCCATCCAAAGTTGTGGAGTTCTTTTTGCTGACCTTGAACTTTTTGGTAGTTTTAGGCTTAAAAGAAAGCATTGTTTGTAATAATATTAGTTCTCATATTTTATTTAATTAATTATAATTTTAAATAATATATTCTTGTGTTTGCTCTTTTTGGGCTTGGATAATTTGGGCATTTTGGTTTAAACTCAATATATGTTTTCTTTTATTTAATAAATGAGCACCGAACTCAAGATCACAATCAATGATAAAAATATAAATATTGATTCAGTGACCTTTCAAAAAATGATGTTTTTATATAATTCCATCAATGATGGATGGACTATTAAGAAAAGAAACGACTCTTATATTTTTATTAAGAACCACGAAGGAAAAAGAGAGGTTTTTCAAGATTCTTATTTAATGAAATTTATGCAAGATAATATGGATCCGAAGAGAATATTGTCTTGATTTATGGTGTATGATATTGGAATTATTTAATAATATATGTCAAAATAAATATATTATTAAAAATTATTTAAAAATAAACAATTAAATTTATCTTTAAAAAATTTTTTTCTTTAGCAATATTATAACTATGGGAGGTGGTTTAATGCAACTCGTTGCCTATGGCGCTTAACCTGGAAATATATCTTGGGCGCCAACAGTGAGCTACCATTATGGGTCACATATCTCCATAATGGACAAATAGTGTAAATATGTGGTTAAATATGATATTTATATTTAACATATAACTCGCTAGTGAAAATTGTTGAATAATCTTTTGAAACAATAATAACAATTTTTGCGAGACTTTCAAATTGCGGGAACTTCCTTAGAGCTTCAACTACTTCTTATATTGTGGTGACACATATAATACCTTTGGAGAAAGACCATTGGCATAGTAAAAATGTTGAAGATTGGATGATCCGCAGCGAAGCAACTTATTTCGAAAATAATTTAAAGTTATTGCTTAAAATAATATAATGGAATTTGGAGATATTTATTGTTTAACAAGTCCATCCGGAAAAAAATATATTGGTCAAGCCATAAAGCACCTTAAAAACGGTAAAAAATGGGGATATATAAATAGATGGAAGGATCATATTAGGGATTCAAAGTACAAAAATTGTTGCAGACTTTTAAATAATGCTATTAATAAATATGGTTATGAAAATTTCAAAGTAGAATTAATTAAAGAATGTACGATAGATGAACTAAACAAATATGAAAAACAATATATTTTGGAATATAATACATTAACTCCAAATGGTTATAATTTGACAGATGGTGGGGACAACTGTATTCAAACAGCTGAAACTCAAATGTTAAAAAGAATTAGTATGATGGGAAAAAATAAAGGAAAGGTATATCCAAAACGTTCTAGAAAACGTAGTGAAGATAATACTTTACCAAAATATATAAGACATTACATTGATGCTTCTGAAAAAGAAGGTTATAGAGTTTCTAGTCATCCATTACTAAATTCAAAATCATTTTTAAGCAAATCTTTAACAATGGAAGAAAAATTACAGTTAGCAATAAATTATTTAAATACTGTGAATGCAGAAATAAGTTGAACGTTCAACGAGTAGACGGAAGTCGGGGTTTAATGAAAGTATTAGCAATACTTGAAAACTCCTAAGGTGTACTCTGCCCCTATAAGAAATTATAGGGATCATCGCAAGATGTTTACCTTAAAAGCCTGTAGGGTAGAAAAATGTCGGGGAATATCGAAAAAATAAGATATTCGTAAAGCCCTTTGTGGATGCCTTTTACACCTTTTCAAATTTTAAATATTGAAAATGTAATGTCATTATAACTCAAACTTCCTCCCGGATCAAATGAGAAATGGTGTAAAAGAGTACCACTGACGTTAATCAGGGAAATTAGCTATAGCCTAATTTGAAAAGCCCTGGTGAGAAAATCAAACTGCTTGAAACCCCTAAAGCTTATTCTACTAAGCAATTTTTGTGAAGAAATTGTGGCCAAGATAAAAAACTTGGGTATAGTAAAAATGAATAAGATGATTTGAACGATTAAGTTCAGTTCAAAGAAATGGGCAATGAGCATCCAAGCTTCTTTATTAATAATATTTTTGAACAATATAAAATAGTCTTCATATAATAGTTTAAATGAACAACGAACCAGAACTAAAAATGTGTGAGAAATGCACACAAATCAAACCAATTGATAAATACAGAAAACGAAGTGAAAATAAATATTCAAAAACGTGTAAAAAATGTTTGAATGAAATGGATAAAATAAGAAAGAAAAATCTTAGACAAAAAAAAGCGCAGACTTTTTTGGCAAAATGTGAAAAATGTAATGAAGAAAAAGTTTTAAAAGATTTTGCAAAACTGAAAAAGTTTTATAAGAAAAAGATTTGTAATTCTTGTTATCCAGATTTTTTGAGAGATCAGAAAACAGAGTGGTGTAAAAATGAAAGAAATACAAATATGAATTACAGATTGAAAAAATCACTAGCTGCACGTTTAAGAAATGTTCTTTTCAAAACAGATACAACAATGAATTACATTGGTTGTAATATTCAGTATTTGAGAGAATGGTTTGAGTTTAATTTCACTTCAGAAATGAATTGGGATAATTATGGTTCTTATTGGTCAATTGATCATATTATACCTGTATGTAAATTTGATTTAACAATAGAAGATGAAAAGTTGAAATGTTGGAACTGGACGAATTTAATGCCAGTTCAACTTTTAAAAAAAGTTGATAAAAATGTTAATCAAAATTTGGCTCCACCTTTTGAAAAGGTGGATTTTATTTTGGAAAAAATACAAAAATTTAAAGAAGAAGGTTCAACGACTAAATGGTTTTCGGAAGAACTTGTATTAAATAAAGAATTAGCAGAAACAAAAGCAAATATGAGTTCTTCATAAGATATAGTCTAATCCTTATTGAAAAATAAGGTAGAGGATATGTACAGGTAACCCTCAGATTACTTTCTGGAAAGTAACATACCGTCGCTATACTAACTTTGCGATTGAATCCATTGAGCAAACATTCAATGGACAGGCTGACTTCGGTCGCCGTGTGCAGTGCATCATCAGCCGCAATGGTGATCTTGCCTACCGCACATACCTTCAGGTCACTCTTCCTGAGATCAACCAACTTATGGGTAACTCCACAACTCTTACCACTGGTCAGGGTTCTGTCTATGCCCGTTGGTTAGATTTCCCTGGTGAGCAACTCATTGCCCAGGTTGAGGTTGAGATCGGTGGTCAACGAATTGACCGCCAATATGGTGACTGGATGCACATCTGGAACCAGCTCACAATGACTGCCGAGCAACAACGCGGTTACTTCAAGATGATTGGTAACACCACTCAGCTCACCTTCATCACCGATCCTTCTTTCGCTGATGTTGATGGACCTTGTGACTCCCTTGCCCCTCGTCAAGTGTGTGCCCCCCGTAACGCTCTTCCTGAGACCACCCTTTACGTGCCTTTCCAATTCTGGTTTTGCACAAACCCTGGTCTCGCTCTTCCTCTTATTGCCTTGAATACTGTAGGGCAGAAAAGTATCCATCCTAAAAAATCTGAGAACTTTTTTAGGGAAAATATGTTAGGGGCTCAGAATGACTTATGTCATCCCCAGATGCTAGTGATTAACAGGACATTTAAAGCATTGCAATCAGTGTTTTAAATGTCCTAGTTAATTGCAACATTTTCAAATTGTTCGGGAAACTCTTAAAGCTGTTAAAATTCCACCTTTTATAAAAGGTGGAGCCAAAACTTTTAAATAGGTTTTGCTCCACTTTTTTAAAAGTGGAAGGGTACCAAGTCTTGAATGAAAGTTTAAGATGGCTGAGAGATAAAAAACTCAGGTATGGTAAAAATCCCACAGATGAAGGTGCAAAAGCACCCGAAATAGACAATCCGCAGCCAAGTTCCTAAATGCGTTATGCAAGCATATGGAAAAGGTCCAACGACTAAACGGAAATGGGTTTGAGAGAATTAGCAGTTCTCAATGATAACTTAAGATATAGTCTACTCCCTCTTGTTATATAAAAATACACCGAAAGGTGGGGTAAAATCGTGATGTACAGTATCACGAAGTTAAAATCAACCTTGACATCCGCCCTATTGATGAGTGCCTCTGGGCCGTTACATCCCTCAACTGCAACACTAACCCTTACAGTGGTGCTTCTGGTCAACTTAACGTTGCCACCCCTGTCACTGCTGTGATTGCCTACAACCAGTCTCTTGTTGCCGCTTCTCTCTATGTTGACTACGTCTTCCTTGATACTGACGAGCGCCGCAGATTCGCCCAGAACCCTCACGAGTACCTCATCAGCCAACTCCAATTCACTGGTGACGAGTCCGTCGGTTCTTCCAGCAACAAGATCAAGCTCAACTTCAACCACCCTGTGAAGGAGCTTATCTGGGTTGTCCAACCTGACCAGAACGTTGATTACTGTTCTTCTCTCCTTTGCGACACCACCCTCTTCAAGGTCCTTGGTGCCCAGCCTTTCAACTACACTGATGCCATTGATGCCCTTCCTAACGCTATCCACGCTTTCGGAGGACCTGCTGAGACTGCTGGCGCCAATGCCTTCATTGATGCCCGTGGCCTCTTTGAGGATGCTGGTGCCCTTGATGCTGAAATCCCTGCTGGCTTCACTGGATACTGGCACGGTGCTACCAATCCTTACAATGAGCCTAACTTCAGCGGACACAACGTCCCTATTAACTCCGCTGCTGCCGCTTCTGCTGCTGCCCTTCTTGGCATCTCAGGTGTGCAAAACAACGGCGTTCCTAACGGATCCACTGTCTCTGATGCCGGTACATTCGTCCTCACTGAGACCTCTTTGGATATGCACTGTTGGGGTCAGAACCCTGTTGTCGTCGCTAAGCTCCAGCTTAACGGCCAAGACCGCTTCTCTGAGCGTGAAGGTTCTTACTTCTCTTGGGTCCAACCTTACCAAGCCCACACACGCAACCCTGATGAAGGTATTAACGTGTACAGCTTTGCCTTGAGGCCTGAAGAGCATCAACCATCAGGAACTTGCAACTTCTCCAGAATTGATAACGCCACCCTTCAGCTTGTCCTCTCCAACGCTACCGTTGAGGGAACCAAGACTGCCAAGGTCCGCGTTTATGCTACCAACTACAACGTGCTCCGTATTATGAGTGGAATTAAAGAGTTTACGCTACAATATACAATGATAATAAAAGTATTAACCTCCTGTTCCAAACAGTTGGCTGCCATATTAGATATTTGCTTCCTAATGTGGATAAACAGTGTAAAGCAAATATGTATTCAAAACTATCAGAATACATTATATAACCAGCTAGTCTCTTTCTGACTATTTGATCAGATTGAGGCAACATTTCTAAATTGCAGGAACATCCTGAGAGCCTTTTCTACTACTTTGTTGTTTGAAAATACAACAAATACCCGGGGTAATGACCTAGGGCATAGTGACAACGAAAAGGATTGGACAATCTGCAGCCAAGCTTCTAAGTGCGATAATGCAAGCATACGAAGAAGGTTCAGAGACTATAATGGAATGGGTCTGAGAAAGCTAGCAACTTTCAATGAAGACTTAAGGAATAGTCCAAGCTCAAATAAAAATATTTGAGTATGAATAAGTGCACCTGGGGAGGGTTAGCTTATTCAAATTAGAGACCATATATCGTCTCATTTTATATTATATTTTATAAAATTTAATACCATAATTTTTTATAGTATTAAACCAACTTTTTGACCACCTTTCTGGGTGAGCAAATATTAAATTGTAAAAAATAAATTGAAATAAAAACTATATAAACACATACGCGTATATTATACTATATACCACAAATGGACATCACACAAGACAATCAAATACATTTATATAGATTTAAATATAACCCTCCGCATCCATCTTATATTGCTGGATTTATAGATGGTGATGGATGTTTATTTATTAGAAAAATAAAAGATTGGTATCAATCTGGAATACAAATTACACAATCTAGAAGTAATATTCTGCAAATAATGAAATATCATTTTGGAGGATCTATTACATCTTCAACAAATAGAAATAAACCAATTGAACCCAAAAATGAGGATGATAAAAATAATAAAAGAAATCAATATAGTTTTATAGTAAGAAGCAATGAATATGGTTTATTATTAAATTATATTCAAAATTGTATTATAATAAAACATAAACAGTTTGATGCATTGTATGAATTTTC